CAGAACCTGAGCCAGAGCCAGAACCTGAGCCAGAACCTGAGCCAGAGCCAGAACCAGAACCAGAACCAGAACCAGAACCAGAGCCAGAACCAGAACCTGAGCCAGAACCTGAGCCAGAGCCAGAACCTGAGCCAGAGCCTGAACCAGAGCCTGAACCAGAACCAGAGCCAGAGCCAGAGCCTGAACCAGAGCCTGAACCAGAACCTGAGCCAGAACCTGAACCAGAACCTGAGCCAGAACCAGAGCCTGAGCCTGAACCTGAGCCAGAGCCTGAGCCAGAGCCAGAGCCAGAGCCAGAACCTGAGCCAGAGCCTGAGCCAGAGCCAGAACCTGAGCCAGAGCCAGAACCTGAGCCAGAAACTGAATTAGAGCAAGATCAAATAGTATCTTTGGTAGCAGGATGGAATTTAATTAGTTTTTATTTACAAAGTTCAAATATGAATATAAATAGTTTAGATCTAAATTTAGATGAAGGATTAAATCCAATAATTGAATTTAAAAATCAATCAGAGTTTACAAATTATTACACATCTGACAATTTTACAGGATGGTTTCCAGAAATATCAGATTTAACAATAAAGTCAGCTTATTACGTAAAATATTCGCCTAAAAATGCTGATAGTGTCGGATCTATGAAATTAAATGGTGTGCCTCAAACTGATGTTTCTGTAAATTTAACAACTGGGTGGAATTGGATTGGTTACCCATTAATTAATGAGACAGATATAAATAATATGATAAATAATGGTAGTCATTTAGAAGAGATAAAGAATCAAAACGACTTTTCAATATACTATCAAACAGAAAGCTTTTTAGGATGGTTTCCAATGCTAATATTATCTCCTGGTTTAGGTTATTTATATAAGTCAAATAATGAAAAGGTAATTAATTTTAAGTTTGATTTAGCAAGACCAGTTAAAAAATATAAGCCAATATTTAAATTTAATAATAGGGATATTAAGAATAATAGAAAAGACATGAATTTAAGTAAAAATTTAAGATTGTCATATTATAATTCAAGCGAAATTATAATGAATATTAATAGTTATGAATATACTGCAACATTATCTGCTACTTTAAGATTTGATGGTCAATCTTCTTTAATAGAAGAAGGAATTATAATTGCATATGTAAATGATGAAATAAGAGGAATTGCAAGTAGTAAAAATGGAAAATGGAGTAAATCTTTTACAGGAGATGTAATAATATCAATGATATTATACAGTAATACAGCACAAGGAGAAACAATGACATTTAAGTATTCTAATGAATCTTTAATATACGACTTAGAAAATACAATTGATTTCCAAAATAATGGCTCATATGGAAACGTTTTAGATCCAGTTCAATTATTAGGACCAACTATAGACGAAGATCCTAATTGGAGCATAAATATAAATAACTTTGAATATACAGCATCTTTAACTACAATTGTTACATTAGATAGTAATCAATTAAAAGAAGGAACATTAGTAGCTTTTGTAGGTAATGAGGTAAGAGGTATTTCTAAAAGTGAAGATGGAAAATGGAATGTTTCATTTATGGGTGATATGGTTGTATCAATGTTATTATATAGTAACAATTCTGAAGGGGAAGTAATTGAATTTAAATATTATGATGGATTTAAAATATATAATATAAGTGAGACAATTGAATTTATTGCAAATGGATCATATGGAAATGCAATTACACCAAATGTATTGTCAATAACAACAAATAGTCCTCCTATAGTTGAAGATATAGAAATATCAGTAGATGAAGATAATGATATCTCATTTAAACTAATAGGAAATGACCCAGACAATGACGAGTTACAATATAGAATTGTAAATAGTACATCAAATGGTGAGCTGAAATTAACAGGAGATACTGTAAAATATACACCTAAATTAAATTATTTTGGAAGCGATTCATTTACTTATCAAGCAAGTGATGGTGTGCTTGACTCAAATATTGGTAAAGTATTAATTACAGTAAATTCAGTAAATGACTTACCTATTTTTGAAAATTTACAAGATTTAGTATTAAATGAAGGCGAAAGTACTTCATACACATTAATTGTATCAGATATAGAAGACGTCAATATTAGTAATATAAATGCAGTGGTATTAAAAGATAATATAGAAATAGATCCTAATTGGTTTTCAATAAATGAAAATGTACTAATATTTAATAATGTAGATTATGATTCAGCAGGAGAGTATGTAATTAAACTAACAGCAATAGATAGTAGTGGTCAAAAGACAGTACAAAACATTAATTTAACTATAAATAATGTAAATAGATTACCAATATTAGAAAATAAAGGTGTAATTAATATTAATGAAGGAAGTACTTCTGAGTACACATTAATTTTATCAGATCCAGATAATGATAATATAGAAATTTCAATTGATTTAATAAAAGATAATGAAGTAATTACACCGGAATGGTTTTCACATGTTAAAAACATATTATACTTTACTGATGTAAGTTACGAATCAGCAGGATCTTATGCAATTAAAGTAACATTAAATGATGGAATAGATATAGTTGAGGAAGTTGTTATATTGCAAATAAATAATACTAATAGATTACCATTAATAGGAGATATTGAGATATCATTAAATGAAGGGGAAAGTAAAAATTATACATTAGATATATCAGATCCAGATAATGATGATATATTAATAAATATTAATATGTTTAAAGATACTTTAGAAATAAAACCATCATGGTTTTCAGCAAATGGCAAGTCAATATCGTTTACAAATATTAGTTTTGATGCAGCAGGTGAATATACTTTAAAAGTGTTAGTTACAGATAGTAATGAAGGTGTAACAATGAAAGATATACCAGTAGTAATTAACAATGTAAATAGATTACCAATAATTGGAGATTCTATAGTAGAAATTACATTAAATGAAGGTTTAGAAAATGCAATTTATAAATTAGATGTAACTGACCTTGATAATGATAATTTAACATTTGATATAGTATTATTACAAAACAATATAGAAATATCTAATAATTGGTTTAGTACAAATGAAAATGAGTTAATATTTAATAATATACCATATGATGCATCAGGATTATATCAAATTAATGTATCTGTATCAGATGGATTAGGAAATACAACTAAAGTAATACCATTGAAAATCAATAATGTGAATAGGTTGCCTATATTTGAGCCATTTGATATAATAATTAATGAATGTGAAATACAAACATATACTTTAGATATATCAGATCCAGATAATGACATATTGTCAATTAGTCTTAAACTATTACAAAATAATATAGAACTAGAAAATAGTTGGATAACATTTGATAGTAATACATACAAGTTAGATCTAAATCCTAGTGCTGAAGATGCAGGTACATATCAATTAAATGTGATAGTAGAGGATTCTAATGGTGGCATAATAACAAAAACAATGAATATAACTGTAAATAACTTAGAAGGTGCTTATAAATTTACACAAAATGAATATACTGATATTATTGATGTATTCAATAATGATGAATTTTCTAATATTATTTTAGGTGCAAAATTAAAATTCATTAATAGAAATGTTCATTGTCTTGAAATTGATGCTAATACACCTGAAAATTTGTCAAATGGTGCAATATCAATAAATATAGATTATGGCAATAATAATTTATCAAATGAGCAAGTAGAACTAGAGTTAATAACTAGCTTCATACCTGAATTTATAACATATCAAGGCAAGAATGTATTAACTCAAGTAGAAATTTCTGATTTATCTGATTATCAGCCAAGTAGATGGGCATATGAACCATATAATTCATATAGAATCTTAATACAAGGTTATCTAAGAGATATTAACATAAATAATGGTTGTAGTGACGCAGAATTTGATGCAGGTATTTGTGAAGATCCACATATTTTAACATTCGGAGGTAATAGATTAGACTTGCCACATGATGATAAGATTTACACAATGATTAATGGTTTAGGATTAAAAATAAATGTTAAATCTCAAATATTAGGTGACGGTTGTTATGCCAAATACTTTTATGTTGATTATAAAGGTGAACAATTTATATTAGATATTGAAGATTTAGAATTTAAAAAGGTAGGTACAAGAGTAGAAACCAAATATCATTTACTAAAATCATGTGACTATGAAAATAGTAATTTCGCAATAGAAAAGAAAATGAGAACATTAATAATTAGCACAACTGATGGTAATATGCAATTAATTTTCAATGCTGAAGCTAGAGGTTTATTAGTTAGATCTAGATTGAACTTTACACAAGAAAATAGTAAAGGTATTATGATGTCTAATTATGCAGATGAATGTCAATTAAAATCATTAAATGCATAGGTAGTAAAAAATATTATATTTATTTAAAAATTGAAAAAAAGTTATCTAACCCATTTAAATAATATTTTATTATTATATAAATGGCTAAAAATAAATCATCTAGATGTCCTTGCTGTAATAAAAAACTTGGATTGATTACATTTAAGTGTAAATGTGATATAACATATTGTATGACATGTAAAATGCCAGAGATACACAAATGCACATATGATTTTAAAGGTAAAGAGAAATTAAAGTTAGAAAAAGAAAATCCTGTAATAACTTTTAATAAAGTAATTGAAATTTAAATTTCTAAAGGTACATTTTTTTTTTGATGAACTGACGTTTTAACTTCAGAAAAATTTTTATTTTTTAATATTTCATATAATTTATCATATTTTTTTATTAAGTCAGTGTAATCTATAGTAACACTATGATTCCAAATAAATGTCTTCATGACTTTAGTATCTAAATGAGTTAAAGATGATAATTTTGCTCTAATTCTATTAAAATTTTCAACAAAATATTTTTCTATAACTTCAGTAAAATAAGGAAATTTTTCCTTATCAGTTAACATTTCATATATTGCAAATGAATATGTATTAAATCTTATATATTCATTATATTCAATTGATTTGTTCTCGTTAGGTTTTATATTTTCATATCCAGGTTCGTTATTAATTGGATTTTCATTCATTAAACTTTGTATTGATAACAGCAATGACCTTAATGTTTGTATAGAGCTCCATTTAGGTCCTTGCCATGTGCCAATTATTGATAAGCATACTTTACCACCTTCATATAAATTTGGATTAAATCTAATATTATTATTAATAGTTTCAAATTTTGCACTTGGATGGTCAAATGGATATGTTGTTGGTATATCTAATGAAAAGTAGAAAAAACCATCTTCATATGGAGTATCTTCAGCACCAATAATCAATGCTTTAATTTTAGTTATATCTGTTTCATCATACCATATATTTATTTTTTGGTCGTAATCAGATGAAATTTCAGCAATATCTGAAATTATACGTTTCATATAAATTTTAGCCTTATTTTTACGTGACATTTAATTAATAATAAACATTTAGTTTTTAAATATTACATTAACTTATTCAATTTAAATAAATTCACTTTAAAATATAAAATTATAATATTGGTATTAGTATGCCTGAAGGAAAATATACAACAAAATTATTTGAATTTTTAGAAAATAACCGTATCAAGACGGGAGGTAAAAAACCAACACATCGTTCTATGGGCACTCCTGTAGGAAACTTTTATTTTTCAGGATCAAATAGAGATAGGCTAAATAGATTAATATCTAGAGCATTAAAAGAAGGTACAAACCTTCATATTTTAGAATGCTGTCGTAGACAAGGTCCAATAATATTTGATATTGATATAAAATATGTGTCAGAAAATAATGAAAGAAAATATACACAAGAAAATATTAAAAAAACAGTTGAAATTTTTCAAAAGATATTATCAAAATATTTATTAACAGACATTGATAACATTACACATTGTTTTGTTACAGAAAAAACTAAGCCAACACATGTTGAAAATAACTTATACAAAGACGGGTTTCACGGTCAGTTTGTAAATACATGTGTAACTTCTGAAGTACAACATTTAATAAGACAAGAGGTAGTGAATGAATTTAATAATAATAATTATTACTCGAATATAGAATTAGCAAATAAATATGAAGATATATTTGATAAAGCTATTATTGATGATAATGGATGGTTTGTATATGGTTGTGGTAAACCAAATTTAGAACCTTATAAATTAACGTATATGCTTAATGCAAATTTAGAAAATTTAATTTCAAGTTATAGAATAGATGATTTATATGGTACAATTGAAATAATGAGTAGAAGAAGATTTGCAGAGGATGATTTGTCTGAATTTAATGATGATATTACAGATGAAATTATTAATAATGAAATCAAAAAATTAAATATAAATTTAAAGAAGAAGGAAAATAAAAGAAAAAGAAGTAGGGAATATAGTGAGGAAGATATTCAATATGCACAGAAATTAACAAGATTGTTATCTGTAGAGAGATCTGATGAATATCGTACGTGGATGGAGGTAGGATGGGCTTTATATAATATTGATGATTTGTTATTAGATGATTTTATAGAATTTAGTCAATTAAGTAATAGTTTTAAATATGGTGAATGTGAGAAAAGATGGGAAAAAATGAGAAATGATGGTACATATGGGTTGGGGTTAGGTTCGTTAGTTAAATGGGCTTCTGACGATAATCCTGAAGAATTTAAGAAATTAAAAGATCAAAATGAAGAAAATATAATCAGAAGTTCAATAACAGGTACAAGTGGTGACGTAGCAAGATCATTTTTTCATATAAATAAAGGTAAATTTAAATGTGCATCAATAAAATATTCGGCATGGTATGAATTTAGAAACCATAGATGGCAGCCAATAGACTCTGCAACAACAATTATGTTGATGTTAAATGATGACTATCCTAAGAAATATAAGAAGGTAGCTGATTATTTTTATTTTAGAAGTCAACAATTAGAAGGACATGAAAAGGAACTTTTTGATAAAAAAAGAGAGGCAAGTTTGAAAGTAGCAGAAAATTTAACAAGAATTAAATTTAAAAATGATATAATTGCGGAGTTAAAGCATAGATTTTATGATGAGGACTTTTATAATAAGCTAGATGAAAATAAATTTCTGCTTGGATGTTGTAATGGTGTATATGATTTCAAAAATGAATATTTTAGAGAAGGATATCCAGATGATTATATTTCACAATGTACTAATATAGATTATATAGAATATAAAGAGAATGACGAATTAATTATGCAAATAAAAGATTTTTTTAATCAAATTCAGCCAGAAGATGACATGTATAATTATGTATTAGATTATTTTTCAAGTTGCTTAGTAGGTCATTCACCAGAAGAGTTATTCACTATATGGACAGGCACAGGAGGTAATGGTAAATCCTTATCTATAGGATTATTTCAATCTATGTTAGGAACATATGCATCTACTATTGGTATAACATTATTAACAAATAAAAGAGCGGCGTCAAATGCAGCCTCACCAGAAATGGCAAATATGAAAGGTAAACGTTTTGTTGTATTTCAGGAGCCAGAGAATGACGATAAAATTCATGTAGGTCACATGAAAGAATTAACAGGTAATGACAAAATATCTGCTAGGGCATTATTTAAGGAGCCAATTGAATTTTATCCACAATTTAAAATGTTGTTAACATGCAACAAATTGCCTTTTATACCTTCAAATGACGGTGGTACTTGGCGTCGTTTAAGAGTCACACCTTTTGAGATGTCATTTGTAGACAATCCAAAAGAACCTAATCAAAGAAAAAAGGATAAATATTTGAAAGAAAAGATGGAAAAATGGAAAGAGCCACTTTTATTTTTGTTGATAAGTAGATACAATAATAGATATAAAAATAATGGTTTAATAGAGCCAGAGAAAATTAAAAAGTATACAAATGACTATAAAAGACAAAGTGATATTTATTATGAATATATAAGTGAGCAGTTAGATGTAACGGGTAATCAAAAAGATAAAATAATTTTGACAACAATGTATGCTGACTTTAAATTATGGTATAAAGAAGCTCATACCGATAGAAAAATACCATCAAAAAGTGAGTTTAAAGATGGTATAGAAGAAAAGTTAGGAAAAATGAGATCAACTGGATTTAGGAATGTAAGATTTTCGTTTGATACAAAACCAGAGGGTGAATGTAATGATGATACAGATAGTGACAATGATGATGATAAGTCAAATAATAAATTATAATTAAAAAACATTTTAAAAATATTTTTTATTTATCATATATATATTATTATGATTAAGATATCTAAAGTATACAAATATATAGTTTTAATTTTATTAGTATTTTTATTTGCAGTTATTATTAATAAAGTTTGCAAATCTTCAAAAGAAACATTAGATAATCCGCCATTAAATAGAACATTTAATGCAGATCAATATTTAAAAAGTTTACATATAGAAACAGATGACTTAAGTGTAAAACAAAAATTTATTGATGCAATAACTAGTCCAAGTATAACACCATATATTAAATATTTAGATAACAGAAATGCATCTGAGATTATAAGATTGTTGTTTTTTGAGCCTGTAACACAAGATAATAAACATTTTACTATTGAGCAAATAATTAGTGACTATATAGATCCATCACAATACAAATTTATTGATGATTCTGAGTTAGATGTAGATGTAACCTCGATTAATAAAATTGAATTGTATCATGAACTAAATACAAATATGGATAACCTAACAAAACAAGAAATAAATAAATTTGGATCTTATTTTGGTATTAATAAAACAGATACATCTATTTTTATACCATCTTCTAACCAATTTAAAAAAAATATTTTAGAAAATAGATATGACATAATTAACATGTTAAAAGAGCCTGTAGATAAAGAATTAAGAAAAGGTATGATGCTTCCAAAAGCAGACGCTAGTCAGTATATAACTACTGACGAATTTGATAATATAATTTCTAAAGAAATTAATTCAAATGATGAATTAATAGAAACAACTTATACATTAAATGAAAGTTTAATAGAAAATATGCAATTAAGTAATATTCCATCTTATTTAAAATACAGAATTAGAAATAATAGAAATTATATAGGAAATACTTTATCTAATATAATTAACTCTTATGCTTTAGTAAAAGAATGGGGATGGAAACGTGTCAATACTGCAGGATTAATAATATCAGATACTACATGTACTCCTGAAATAGTTTATATTATGACTAAATATAAACTAGATAAAATAATTAATTTAGATTTACATAAAATAAGAAGAGATAAGTATTTCCTAGAAGAAACTGGATTAAGTAAAGATCAATCAAAAGAAGTTTTTGATTTATTATTAAATATAAATAAAAATGAATATAATTCAGATGCTACAAGTGTTGATGTTGAATTTAAAAATCACGAAGGAATAAAGGTATTTAACGAAGAAAATCAAGAAAAAACTACTGAAAAAGTTCAAACAGTATTTGAAATTATAAATAATAACATTCAAGCTATTGATATGTTTAAATTCATAAAACCTAAGTCAGGTGTGGAGATAGATATGTTAGGATTTCCATTAGAACAAACAGATTGTTATCCAGAGGGTGAAACTTCTTTTGAAAATATAGTTGAAAATTTTGAATATAAACAAAAATTAGATTATGATAATATTGTTCCAATTTTATCAAATTATTCAATAAATAACTTAAAAAAAAATAATATTAAATTAAAAGAAAAGGAAAGAAATAATAGCACTGAACAGTTCTCAAATAACTATTCCAATTTATATGAGTCTTATAATGCTTCTAATGACCCTGTAAAAGGTTTAGATTCAGCAGGCAATACAAATGTAACTAATTCTGATGGAACTTCAAATGATGCCTTTGTAGAAAAACAACTATCTTATGATGATGCTGAAAAATATAGAAGGGAACATATGGAAGATGATATAAGTAATTTAGTACCACAAAATATTTCTTCATTACCTGAAGAAAATATTCCATTACCAGCTCCAGTACCTTATCCGTATCCAAGAGATTTTGACGTAGAATTAAACACATATCCTTATTACTCGCCTAAAGAAATTGGTAGAGGATATGGATTTCATGTTGAAGATGAGCCTATTTATAGTAATGAAAAAGGTCCATTAAAATCAGGTGAATTTATTTACTATGAAAGTTTGCATAATCCAATTTTATATGTAAGTGAAGATAGGAATCAAATTGACCCAATTACAGGAGAAGCCAAAAAAATTTATATTGACCCAAAAAAAATAGAATCTGCGCGAGTCAAATGTGCCAATTTGTTAAATGATCAAATTGTATCTGATCAAATAAATACAGACGATGAAAGATGCATAGAATTTAAGTTATTAGATAATACTGAAACAAAATGGAAAATAAAAATATTTAAGGAAATATCCTCTCAATTAGATCCAGATGATCCAATGCAAGCTGACTTAGCTATATTAAATACAGTTATCGCAAATATTGTAAGTAACGATAATTACTTAATGGCAAGAAATCATCAGTTAAATAAAGATATTTACAATGGTGACTTTACAATAAATGGAGTTGGAGGAATTAGCATGACTTCTGAAAATGAAAATGAAGAAAAAGTTAATAATGATTCTGGTAAAATTAGATATCACAGATTGAAAACTATTGAAAATGAAAATGATTCAGAGGCAGATGTAATTGGACATATTGGAATAATTGATAATTTCTATCCTGGAAACGATGATAAATTTAACTTACCATTACCAATTAAATTTAAAGACCCATATCCATTTGAATGGCCAAATGATACACAGCAAAGGCAATGGGCATTTGATAATTTTGATATTGTTTTAAAAAGAATGATTGTAAATGTAAATAATAAACTTGTAGATTCAGTAGAAAAAGGACCTTTATTGCCTTACCAAACAGAAATGTATTATGAAAATGATTATTTAGGAAATGAAATTAAAAAATATAAAATTATATCAGAAGGTGAAAGAATAGTAGGACCACTGGGTAATATTATTGTAATTCCAACATTAGAAAAAAATGTAGATGGCACATTTAAAAAGGTATATTATGATAAAAATACTAATAAATACGAAGTTTCAAAAGTTGATATAACAAAGCCAATTTCATGGAAAGCTAAATTTTTATTACATAGATTTTATGAAATTAGAGATAGTGATTTGAATAAACAATATAAAAAATATAAAAAGTTACGTGGTGATAATTTAAGCTATGAAGATTTTAAAAAGGAATTGCAATATGAATTAGTGTTATTAAATAAACTAATAATTACAAGAATTGAGGCACAAAAAAAAAAGAAAGTAATTAAAATGAAAGTAGTACCAACTAATACAGTTGAATTAGTTATTAAAAATTTAAGTTTTTATGATGAAATTGCACCATTAGATTTACAAACTGAAGAAAGAGATATGTCAATGGTAAATAAAATTTATCATACAATTGCTGAATTTTTTACAGATACAAACATAATATCAAGTTGTTCCCAACCAATAGTGTCTCTTGACCAAATAGCAAATTACAATAGAAAAAATTTAGCTTCATTATATGAAAATAATCTTCTTAGAATAGAAAAAATATTAATTAGAAATAAATGTTTTTTAAGAAATATTAATACAGGTGAAGAATTTAAAGATGTATTAAAAAATAAAGTTTATTTCTGTAACTATAGTGATATTGAAAGGTTACAACGTGCAATAAATTCTAGTTTTAATACATATATAGAGCCATCTGATGAGATACAAGATATTGTATATCATGGATCAAGATTAAAATTCATGATTGATAATAAATATCCAAATAAAGAAGATTTTATTTCTTCAAGAGTTAATGAAGAGGATCAAGAAACATTTAGATTATTACTTGAAAAGATATATAATATCAAATGGAATGAGTTAAATTTAGATACTGATACAAGAGATATGGAAATTGAAAACAAAATTTATAACTATTATGATGAGATAATTAAAGAATATGTTCCTGGATTGAAATTATCTGATTTAAATTTCTTATATAAATATGTTACATTAGATGAATATCTATCAATGCCTTTAGATTTGAAGATAGCAAAAATGGATACATTTTTTCACGAACAAGAAGAACTTATTGATGAAAATATTGGTATAGTTAGAAAAAGAATTGCAATAGATAAAATTACAAAAGAAATAGATGATTGGTTAAAGTTAAATCCTAGTTATGAAAAGGATGATGGCACACCAACTCCTTCCAAAGAAACATTTAGCAATAATATTAAAGAAACTTTAAATAGCGAATATACAGATGGACATAATACTAGAGAAGAATTAATAAATTTAAGATATGGTGAAGTTATGAGAAATGAAGAGTTAGCTAAAAACTTTGTAAATGAGCAAGAAATTCTAGATGTTTATAACTATCAAACAGCTAGATCTGTAATTAATTTACTAAGAGAAAGAACATCTGCTTTATCACTAGATAAACAAAATATAATTTTGGAAGCTATACGAGAAAATATTATTGAAAGATTTTGTAGTAAAGACGATTGTCGTATACATTTCAAAGATGTAGTAAGTGAAGATATTACATTAACAACCCCTTTTCATATAATTAAAGAATATCATATGAAACATCATATTGATGAAATTCATTCTCATACTAGTATGGATAGACATTATCATTTTCATACTGATAAACAAAAAGAAACTATTCATAAACATGAACATAAAGAAGAACAAGAAAAGCAAAATAATAACTTAAATTTAATAGATGTTAGTGATGGAAACGAACTTAACATTGCTGGTATAAAGCTTCCTAATTTTTTAAACCCTAATAAAAGTGATAATCTAGAAGCATTCAATAATTTAGATTATAAATATGCTAATTTTTAAATTAAATATTGAATAATAAAATATTTAAATAGTTATTTTATTATTATAAATATGTATTTCTGTCCTAATTGTAATTCAAATTTAGATATTACAAAAAAAATAAAAAATCCTTATATAAAAGAATATAATAACTCTACATCATATATTAATGACATTTTAAATAAAGAAACATCTGGTATATTTAATTTTAGTAACTTAAGTATCAATGAAATACAAAGTGACAAATTATTTAAAAGTCAAACACAAGATATAAAACAAGAGATAATTAGTACATTTAAAGATCATACAAACAAAATGAATAAGGTATATTTTGTTTGTAATACATGTGATTTTCATAGGCTGTTATCTTCTGGCATTACAATTTATAAAAAAACTATAAAAAAAGATATTACAGAGGATATAGAAAAACAAAATATAAAGAAATATGATAATACTTTACCTAGAACAAAAGATTTTATATGTCCAAATAAATTGTGTTCTTCTAATAAAAAAGAAAATTTCAAAAATAAAGAAGCAATTTTTTACAGACCATTTAATGACCATTATTATTTAAAATACTTATGCACTACATGTGATACAACATGGTCGCCATTTAATAAATTGAAATAATAAATTATTTAAACACAAAGGATTATTTTATATATAATTTATGAAAAAAAATAGTAAAAATGATGATATTTCTTCTGATGAAGAGATGATGTCAGATAATGAAAATAATGAAACAGATACAATTAATGAATTATTAAATGAAGAGAAAAATACAGAAGATATAACTAATGACGATATTGAAGATATTGAACAAAATGATGAAGATATTGATGATAAAATTTTTGAAAATGAAGATTCTATAATGTATGACGATGATGACGATGATGATGATAATGACATATTTACAGATATAGAGCCAGAAAAATTTATAAATATAAATAAAAGAATTCCTGATAATGAAAGATCTACACGTCCAATTCTTACAAAATATGAAAAGGTGCGATTATTAGGTACAAGAACTAAACAAATTTCAGATGGATCAAAGATATTTATAAAAAGTAAAGATGTGCAAAGTGCTATAGATATAGCAAATCTTGAATTAAAACATAAAATTATACCATTAAAAATAAAAAGATATCTACCAAATGGAAAATATGAAATTTGGTCAGTTAAAGAATTAGAAGTAAGATAAAAAAAAAATATATATATATATATATATAATGACACTAAATAGTAATCAGCTAGCAATAGAACGGACGAAATTAGCTAATCAAAGAACATATTTAGCGTACATGCGTACAGGATTTGGTATTGCTACCGTTGCAGGTACTTTTAAAAAAACATGGATTGTATTATTTGGAGTTTTAATGATTATTGGAAGTACGTTACAATATATCATAATAAACACTAATTTAAAGAATAAAAAAGTTATAAATAGTGATTTACTGAATTTATTACCAATAATATATACAATATTATCACTTGGAGTATTAATTCTTCAATTCAATCTAAAGAAAAATTAACACGAAAAGCCAATACCAACCATTCCTTTTGTAACAACTAATAAATTATAATTAACAGCAAATATTTTTATTATATAATCAGATTTTATCTCTTTATTTTTCATATTTAAAATTAATCTTGCATTATCGAAGCAACTAAAATTACAACTACCTGTCGGTTGTATTTCTTCTGGTTTAAAGCTAAAACTATAAGAATATACAAAATTACTAGGAACGCTAGTATGATGTTTATATGGCTGATATAATCTAAAATACTTAGATGGTAATGGTTGAATTCTATCTTGTCCATTAAATTGTAGCTGTGCTGTGTCAAAAATATCAACTAACTTTGATGAAGATATATTTTTATTATTTGTGAAGTTAAACCAATCATTTCCATACGAAAAATCTTCTGCATTTTCATCATCATCTCTAATTAACACATCTGCTCTTTGAATTGCCCAAACTATTTCTTTAACAGGATGATAAAAATTTAATTTTATTATAGGACTTTTATTTGACTTTTGAAAATAATAGTCACCATTAGATTGCACTTGTTCTATTAAATAAAAATGGGTCTTTTGGGAAAATTTTTCTCTTTCTTTCAAGTCCAAATAAATAAATTCAACATATAAAAAAGCTTCAAATTTTGGTATGATTGGTTCTACATTTTTAAAATTTGATATCCATAACTGATCAAATGACCTCCATTTAATATTAAATACAATATCATGCTTTGTAATAGCAATACATGGAATTGCCAAGCCAATATTTTTAGTAAACCAGAAATTTAAGGGAATTAATAATTCTAAATTGTCATTAAATGATTGAATATTAAATCCTGAAATATCTTTTTTTCCAATTAATTCATTATATCCATATTTCTTTTCATTATTTTGAGTTAGTTCTGACCAGATTTCAAACCATTCTCCATATTGTTTATCTATTAAATATCCACCAATTTCTAGCTCTACATATTCTATTAAAGCATGACCTATGCTATTGACATAAGAAAATATGTTACTTTCATTACATTTGTTACAAGGACAGTTCATATTTAGTTCTTTAATACAAATGTTATTTAAATTACTTACATTTAATGAATCTAATTTTACGTATAAACTTAAGTCAGAAATTAAATCTCCATCTTTATTAATTTTACATGAATTTTTTGCACCAAAAGAAACACCACCTGAAAATATTTGTGATCTTACTTCCATTGAGAAGTTACTATGTCTTTTATAAACAGATTTAAAAAAAGTAATTTGAGGATTTCCAGTTAAAAATTGATCTTGTTCACCAATTGCAATTAATTGAATTAAGCCTCCACCCATAAATATATATAAAATATAATATAAATTTCGTAAATAATCCTATTTATAAGATAATCTATATTATATATATAATATATATGAATCAAAATACAGATATTGCTGTTAACTCAATAAAAATAATTTCAAATATGGATTCAGTAAATAAAAATACAGGATGTTTAATTTTAAATGGAGGAATGGTATGTAAAAAGAAAATAAACTGTAAAACATTAATTACAGATGATTTAGTAATTAATGAAAACACAAATATGAAAAATTTGACTGTAGATAATTTGAGAGTTAGTGAAATAGAAATTAAGCATATTCATAGTTTTACTTGCGATTCTTCAGAAGTTAAAAATTTAAATATAAATAAATTATTGCCAATAGATTACAAATCTTCAATTGGTGAAAATGATAAAAGATTTGATATTTATTCTAACAATTTGAAATGTAATTTTGGCCATTTTTTAGATATAAATTCAAACACTTTAAATATTGCTGAAAATGTCTCATTTACAAATAGTTATAAAAATAAAGTTATGATATCAACTAACAAAGATGAAGGAATAATAAATATAAACTGTGATATTATACAAATAAAAGGTAACTTTGATAATTTTGAAGTTACTGATGATGGCTTAGAATATGATGGATTAGATATTTATAGATATTTATTAATTGATTCTAGTTATGAATTTAATGAGATTTATCCTTCAAAGAGTATGATTATTATTTCTGATAGTAATTTTAATAAATTTATTTTATCAGTTAAAAAATTTAAAACAAAAGATCTTGTAGTAAAAGATGGATCATATATAAAAGTTATAAATATTGACGACGAAGTTAAATATATATTTGATTTTGAATTAAAACCTAATAATAATTTAGAATTTATATTTATAGGTCAGCAATGGATTTTGATAAATAAAGATATATCTAACAATATTAATGACTATAGTACAATTGATTATTTAAAAGATAAGTCATATTCTGAAGAATTATCAGTTAGTGAAAATACTTTAAAAGTAATTAAAGATAAATTTAAAAAGGTAAATAAAGAAAATAATCAAAATGAAATAAGTGAGGACTTTTCAATTGATAGCTGTTCTGATGATTAATAATGAAAATATTAATGTTATTATTATTGTAAGCAATTTAATATTATTTCTTTTTGTGTGGTCAGTTTTTTTTGACATATTCCATTTTGTATAATTTTTTAAAATTCCATCATTTATACGGTTAGTTTTTATAAACATTATTTCTAAAGGATTAACTGTTGTTCCTTTATAGTTATTGATATATTGTATATCTCCTTTTTGTTCAAAAAATTGTAGCGATTTTATATCATATCCCTCATTCATAATTACTTCTGACATCCTTACTTCAAATTGAGTTATAAAATTCCATTTACTTTGATTAAATATATCCTGACATAATTTTTTATTAAAAATATTATTTTTAATTAATAAATTTAAACCAATTTTATCAGTTGCAAATGACATTGATTGAATATGATCATTCTTTATCTTAATACTTTTTGTACAATTAATAGTTGAGCCTGTTAATTTTATTTTATTATTCAAAAATCTAGTAAAATATTTTACCCAGTCTTTTTTATTTAAATAACTTGGCAAATATGGTCCTCTTACTGTATCATTCAAAAATATAAATCTATCATAATTATCTAAATTTACTAACTTTAATCCATCTGACCAACCTCCAAAATCATACCCTTCATTTGATGTTTTTTGTACAATTACATTTTTAAATTTTGGTATATTAACTGACAATATATCACCTTTTATAACTATTATAAATGTCACTAAATTTGATATATATACACCATTTTCTATAAAAAAATTTAAATTTATTTTTGATTTATTTGTTTCATAATAATTAAATAATACAAGATATTTCATATATATATATAATTATATATAAAAAAATTTATTATGTATTCATAAATATATGAAAGCAATTATTAATACTATTATTATTACTACTACTAAGAACAACCATTTATTATTTTTTTTTTTCTCTACTATATAACTTAATTTCTTGTTATATGGTAAATTCCATATACTATAATTTTGTACTATTTTGTTATTTATACGATTAGTTTTTATAAACATTATTTCTAAAGGATTGATTGTTGTCCAATTATAAAAAAGTAAGTGTTGTGGATCTACTTTAATTTCGCAAAATTGTAAAGACTTTATATTATATCCATTACTCAATATTATTTCAGACATTCTTATTTCAAACTCAGATATATAATTCCATTTACTTTCTTTCATTTTATCAATACATAATTTCTTGTTAAAAATATTATTTTTAATTAATAAATCTAATCCAATCTTGTCGGTTGCAAATGACATTGATTGAATATGATCATTTTTTATTTTCCTATAGTAAATTTTGTTGCGGTTTATTGTTGAACCTACTAATTTTACTTTATTATTTATAAATGCTGTAAAATGTCTTACCCAATCTTTTTTGTTTAAATAAGTTGGTAAAAATGGACCTCGTACTGTATCATTTAAAAATATAAATCTATCATAATTATTTAAGTTAACTAACTTTAATCCATCAGACCAACCTCCAAAATCATATCCTTCATTTAATGTCTTTTGTACTATTACGTTATTAAATTTAGGTATTTTTACTGACAATTTATTACCTTTTATTATAAATATATATGTAATCATATTTGATCTAAACACACCATTTTTTAGAAAAAAATATAAATTTAATTTTGATGCATTTGTTTCATAATAAGTAAATAATACAAGATACCTCATATATATATAAATATTTTATTTTATAAACTTTTTTTTATTTTCTATTATCATATTTCTATTATTGTATAACATTAATTTAATATCCTCTTTTATTGCATTTATTACATCATTTTGCTCTCTTTTTTCAATATATCTACTAAATTTTGCCATCACTTTTGGATATTGTATTCCACTTTCTACCCATTCTTGTATCTTCTTTTCTAAAAT